GGTGATGTTGGTGGCGACGATCGAAGCCACGCCGCCACCGACATATATCTGGGCCAGGGCGACAGCTCCGGCCGGTGTCGCAGGGACGGTTGGCGAGGCGACGGCGGCGCCCTGGATCGAGGTGAAGATGAAATCGTTGTTGGACCCGCCGTCGAGGTCGTTGCCTCGGGGCTGGCAGATCACCAGGTCGATCCGGTTGGTGCCCGAGGCGGGCGCTGCGGGCAGGGTGACCGTCTCGGGGGCGGTCGACGTGCAGAGTGTCGATCCGGTGCTGTTCTGTGTCGGCACCGCCACCTGGCCGGGCGCCACGCTGAGGACCATTCCCGACGACACCGTCACGGCGCAGCCCTGACTGGCCGGAGCGGGCCACAGGGCGGCGATCAGCTCCCGGTCGACGTTGGCGCCGTAGGAGCCCTGTTGCAGCCACTGGCAGTATCTGGTCATCGCTTCACCTCCGGGCTAGAGCGTCGATCTGGGACTGGCTTGTTCGTACCAGCTCGCTGAAACTGACCCGCGCCCGTCCCACGGCGAGGGTCACGTCCTCGTTGCCGTCGTCGCCGACGGTGTAGGTGATGCCGAGCACCCGGACGTTCTGGTTGACCTTGAGACGCCCGGACCTGATCACCAGCGGGACGGTGTCGCCCATGCTCGGCTTGCCCGGTCGGTACCAGCCGGGGACCAGGGTCAGCTGGTAGCTGGGCACCAGCTGGCCCTCGAGGCCGAGCTGGCCGTTGGCCCGCTGGGTGAGAGTCGCCAGGGCGTTGACGTCTGCCGAGTCGTTCCTCGAGTCCTGCCACATCCCGACCGCACCTGGGGAGCCGGTCGTGCAGTCGGCGTTCCACGCCTCGGCGAACATCTGCGGCTGCATCGGGTCCGACTGTCCGTTGTTGCCGATGAGCCGCACGTAGTTCGAATAGGTGGACGAGTCCACCTGACGCACGATGCCCGCCACGGTCGACCCATAGACGAGGGCAACGTCGCTGCGGCTGACTCCCTGCTGGGGATACCAGATGCGCAGCGTGTCCCAGCCGTTCAGGTCGGAGCGCCCCAGCAGGTCATAGTCGAAGCTGGTGGCGTAGCCGTTCGCTGGCGAAGGGCCGGACTTCGCCAGCTCGTCTATCGCTGCGCCGAGACCTTGGCCACCGAAATACGTGCGGATGCGGGTCTGGCCGGTCGTGCCCTGCGCCCTCGAGGTGCCGTCCGGGTTGACGAAAGCGATATACACCGGCAGCGCCGAGCCCGGAAACAGGTTGGTGAACGGGGCGGTCCCCGACTGGTAAGAGCAACCGGCGGCGTACTGGACGAGTATCCACACGATGTTGTCCTGGTCGCCGTTCTGCGAGTAGGGCGAGCCGTTCGGGATGTAGCGGCGGCTCATCAGGGCGAGGTAGTCGTGGCAGGTGAAGGTGACGGAGTGCGACTGGCCGTCGAGGGTGTCCTGGGACTGGCAGACCGGGCCGCGGAAGATCGGGACGTCGGCGCCCTGCGTGTCGTCCCAGCGCCAGGCGATCACATCGGTGCCGAGCTCGGTGAGCATCTCCGCCCCAGCGGAGTGCCCGTCGATGTCGAAGCTGAGGCTGGCTGGCTGGCACCACTGCTGGGTGATCACCCGGTTGCGGGCCTCGACCAGCTCGCCGACCCCGGTCTGCGATGGGTACACCGCCGCGGGCCACTGCCACTGGCCGCCCGTTCCGATCTGGTAGGCCCGGTTGTGGACGGTGAGTCTCCAGCGGCCACGCCCAGGCGGGGGCGGCGTCAGGGTGGCAAGAGGGGCGGCGCTGGTCACGTGAGGTACCTGTTGTTCCAGATGGCCTGCGCCTGGGTCACCGGCGACGCCGAGCCGGCGAACAGCACGAACGACGTGCCCGGCGAGGTCGGATAGACGATCGGCCAGGTGGTGTTCTGCCAGTCGATCTGCGCGGTGGCTGATTGGGTCGGGTCACTGTTCACGTAGACCGTCTTGCGATCGCAGTCGATGTCCAGCCAGTCCCCGGCGTTGAGGATGTAGCCGGGCAGCGTCCGCACGATGGCCGAGGGCTGGGGCTGTCCGCTGCCTCCGGTGAAGGTGACGTAGGGGGCGGTGGCCGGGCCGTAGATGCGCAACAGGGGCTTGATCGGCAGGTCACCGGCCGGGATGATGAGCCCGGTGGTCTGCGAGTTGGAGCCGACCGGGTAGGCACGGTTGAAGGTGAGGGAGTAGAGCCGCCCGGCGGAGCCCGAGCCGGACCAGGACGTGGCTGTCTGCTGGTTGGGGTCGAGCGACGCCGGGTCACCGGTGGTCACGAACTGGAGCTGGAGATCGCGCTGGTTGTCCCCGACGATCGGCCAGGAGAACCCCGAGGCCCGCACGGCGAGGGTGCGCTCGGGGTTGCCGGGCCGGTCGAGCACGTAGTGCAGCACCGGCCGCGCCGAGGGTGCCATGAACGGGGCGAACAGGCCGGCCACGGTGTCGATGCGCGACCCGGCCCCGGTGAGGGCGGTGATGTTGGCGCTCACGGCCCTGGAGCCGAAGAGCTGCGTTCGGTCGATCACCCCGTCGGCGTCGGGGCGGTCGGTCACCACGTTGCGGGGGGACGGCCAGCCCAGGTCGAGCAGCTGGCAGAAGTACCCGGCGGCGGCGTTCTCGAGCTGCACGGTGCTGGCACCGAGGACCAGCCAGGCGGAGCGGACGCAGGCCACCGCGATCACACGCCCTGCGTTTGGAGATGCCAGCCGAGGCGCCGGGTGAACAGGTCGATGTCCACCTCGCTCGAGAAGTGGGCGTCCTGGATGACGACCGCGGGCCCGCTGCGCACCGGGGTGCGGGCGGGGACGATCGTCTCGCCTGCGTGGACCAGCGCCAGCCCGGTGTAGGGCATGATGCCGCCGGTCTCGAAGGTGGGGATCTGTGGCATCGAGAAGCCCTTGCCGCCCAGTCCGGGGATCCAGCTCGGGACCTTGAAGCTGAGCGATCCCACGGTGTTGTTCCAGATGTTGGCGATGCCGTTGAAGGCGTCCTTAAAGGGGCTCGAGATGGTCGAGGCCAGCCCACCGAACCAGCTGGCGATGTCGGTCGGCAGGTTGGTGAAGAACGTCACGACCGAGCCCCAGGCGCTGGTGACGGCGGTGACGGCGCCAGTGAAGGGGCCGGAGAGCGTGGTCGCCAGGCTCGAGAACCAGGAGCCCACCTTCCCAGGCAGGCCGGTGAAGAAGCTGACCACCGCGTTCCAGGCGGTGGTGATGGCGGTGACGGCGTCGGTGAAGGGCTTCTTCAGCCAGGCGTAGATGTCGTCCCACTTGTCCCTGAGCCAGTTGTAGACGTCCTTGAAGGCGTTCCAGATGTCGTCGCGGTACTTGTAGATCAGCGCCGCCGCCAGGCCGATGGGCCCGGTGATGATCCCGAGAAGCAGGTACCAGTTGCTCTTGATCCACTTCCAGACCACCTCGATGGCGTCCTTCATCCCCGCCCAGATCGTCTTCCAGTTGCGGTAGATCACGTAGGCGGCGACGCCGAGGGCGGCGATGGCCAGCACGATCGCCCCGACCGTCACGATGATCGGCGCCCCGGCCACGTCGGCCGCGGTCTCCGACGCCGCCAGCACGTCGTCGGCGGCTGCGGCTGCCTCGGTGCCGGTAGAGAAGGCTGCCATGGCCGCCTGGCCGATCTTCATGGCACTGCCGAGCCCGGCCATGGCTGCGCCCGCACCCTGGAGGGCAGGCCCGTACTTCTGACCGAACTTGGCGACCTGATCCTCGACGGTCACCGAGATCGCCTTCATGCGACCGGAGAAGGTGTCGGCCGCTGCAGCCGCCTGGCCCTTCAGCTTGGCCGACAGCAGCGTCAGGGCCTCGCCGTTGCCGGCGGTGGCCTTAGTAACCGCCTGATTCGACTGGATCAGCTTCAGGTGGGCTTCGTGATCCTTCTGGGCGGCCAGCACCACGTTCTGCTCGGCGTTGCGCAGGGCGATGTGGTCGGCGATGGTCAGGTGCTTCTTGGCGTGGTCGATGGTCTCCAGGTCCATCAACTTCTGCTTCGCGGTGGCGTAGCGCTGGTCAGCGCTGCCCACCTGGGTCTGCGCCGTGGCGGCCTGCTTGACCAGCGTGGTGGTCGCCGTCAGGTTGATCCCGAACTGCTTGAGCAGCCTGGTGTTGCCGTTGTAGGTCTTGCCCACGGCGGTGGCCGCCGAGTTGAGGTCCTCGTGCTTGGCCGCTGCCAGGTCGAGCGTGACGCCGTAGAGCTGCAGGGCCTTGGTCGGGTTGCCGGTGGCCTGGGTGAGGGTCTGCAGGGCGTTCTGGGTCTCCGCCGAGGTCTGGCCGAAGCGCTCGCCGTGCTTGATGGCCTCTTCGATCTGCTTGCCGTACTCGCCGTAGGAGTACCCGGTGTTGGTGATGGCCTGGTCGAGTTGCTGGTGGGCTGCCTTCTCCTTGGAGCCGAGCAGGGTGAGCCCGACGCCGACCCCAGCGGTGGCGCCACCGGCCGCCAGGAGCACGTCTGAGACCTTCTTGCCGTGCTCCTCGATGTGGGCCAGGGCCTGGTCGACGGTGTTGAGCGCCTCGCCGAAGGGCCCGAGCACGCCGGTCTGGTTGAGCATCCCGAGCATGTTCGAGAACGCCGCATGGGCCTGCTTGGCGACGCCCGACGCCTTGTCCCCGACCGCCCCGAAGGACTTCGCCAGGTTGGACGCATCGCCCAGGATGCGGACCATCACGGTCGGGCTGGCGGCCATCAGCTTCTCCTGCCGGCCTGAGCCATGGCGCGCTGGTTCTCGGCGTTAAGCCGCTCGATGGCGGCCCCTTCGGCGTTCATGAGGCGCACCATGGCGGCGAACATCTCGTCGTCCAGGGCGTCTACGTCGCCTGGAGCGCAGCGCCAATATCTGCAGAAGGTGGCGTAGGCGTCGGCCCGTTTGACGAGAAAGGGTCGACCTCGGTGACGTCCACCTCCACGTCATAGCTGTGCATCCACAGCGAGGTCACGTCCCGGTCGGGGTAGTCGGCGAGCAGCTTGCGGAAGGCGATCAGGCGGAAGGGCTGGTTGGTCGCCAGCTCGGGGAATGGCACGCCCGACTCGATGCGCGCCAGGGTGTCGATCATCCGCTGGGTGGGCAGCCGGGCGGTGAACGCCTGGCTGACGCTGACCACCATGGGCAGGGCTTCGTCAGTCATGAACAGAGCTCCCGGTGTTGGTCCAGGGGAAGTCGCTGACCGCCTTCTCGGTGGCGGCTGCGTAGAGCCGAGCGGCCTCAGGTGCCATCTGGAGGGCGGCAGGGAACAGGTAGCGGCCTCTCGGCTGGAACTCACGCGTCGAGACGTGCGGGGTGCGCCGGGTGCCGCCGAACTCCACCCAACCCGCATACCTGATCGAGGAGCGACCCATCCGCACGGCTGCTCCCGAGCGGCTGGCGGTCACCCGCACATCTCCAGCCAGGCGCCCAGGGATGGCGCCACGCCGGTCGGACTGGGGCAGCGTGCTACGCGTGACCGCTGCCACCGGCTCGGCTGCGGTGAGGCCGGCCTGGCGCAGCGCCTTGTAGAGCAGGCCGGTGTCGTCGGTCAGCTTCGCCAGGTCGCGTTGTAGGGCTCGCATGCCGATGACCCCGACCGTGGGGGTCGCCGCCACCTACGCCTTGCCTGTGGCCCAGGCCGCGCCACTCCAGTGGTTGGCCAGCATGTCGGCGGTGATTACGAACTGCCCGGTTGCCCAGGCGGTGGCCGGCGTAGCCGTCACCCCGGTCAAAGCGGCCAGGTTGGCCGGTGCCTGGGCTCCTGAGGGGCTGTAAAAGCCGGGAGTGCCGGCGGTGGCTCCGGTGGCTGCCACGGTGCCCAGATCGACCGTGGGCGGGGCGGTCAGGTTCCAGTCGATCGCCACCTCGGCGGTCGACCCGGCGTCGCCCACGATCAGGTCGAAAGGCTGAGGGATGACGTAGCCGGAGATCCAGGGGTTCGCCGCCGAGGGGGCCCTCGAGAAGTACGGCCGGGCCCGGAACTGCACCGCCGTGCCCCCGGTGACGTAGGCCTGGTAGGCCGAGTTCAGCGTGGCGTAGACGGCGCCTGAGTCGAAGCTCTGGTAGAAGGTCACCCGGAGGTGCCACTTGGTGACGCCGGGGTAGTCGACCTCACCGCAGAAGCTGGTGACGGTCACCGGCTTGTTCTCGGGAAAGGCCGCCTCGAGGTGCTTGACCAGGCAGCGCAGGTTGACGCCGCTGAGCTCGAAGTAGGCGTCGTTGAGGATCAGCGGGCTGGCGACCGGCGGCACCGGGTCGCCTGTGTAGAACGGCGTGACGGTCCCGCCGTTGCCGTTGCCGGCTGGTGCCACCTCAGGGTCGTCGGTCTTGGTGGGCATGGGTTCTCCTTCTCACATCTGGATGGACAGAATCAGCTCGACGGTCAGGATCTGGATGCCCCCGGCGCCGGTGAAGTTGCGCCAGTTGCGCTCCTCGCTCGGGACGGCCGACTGCACGGTGCCGCCGAGCGTGGGGTCACCCATCACCGCGTTGCGGACCGTGGTCTTGATCGTCTCGGCCTGGTCCTCGCTCTCGATGCCCACGGCGATGATCACCGGCAGGGAGGCGTCATCGATGCTGAGGGCGATGGCCGAGTAGAGGACCGGCTGGGGCCGGCCGATCACGATGGCGGGCGGGTTGATCGTCTCGGGCGGGCGCTCGTGGACCTTCACGGCGCCCTCGGTGGCCGCGGTGAGCATGGTGACCAGGGCGTCGGCCACCGCCTGGCGGTTCCAGCTCACCCGAGGACGATCGTCAGGTAGGGGGCGATCAGGGTCTCGATGTCGGGGTCCTTCGGGCCCACGCGCACGATCCCCATGTCGCCCCAGCCGATGGTGCCGTCCACCGAGTCACGGCGACGGTAGAGGCGGGCGGCCTCGTACTGCGCCACCGTGAACAGCGGATCGGGCAGAGGGGCGATGTAGGTGGGCGACCCCGGCACGTACATGGGGTTGACCCGGTTGATGGTCCAGGCGATGGCCGCGGCGAGGTCGGTGGTGACCACCGCGTCGTCCTCGGTGGAGTCACCGAGGCGCAGCAGGTTCTTGACGTCATCGATGGTCGGCCAGCCACCCGCCCCGCCCGTCGGGGGCGGGGTGGTGGCCAGGTCATACGGCGTCTCCACGAACACCGTGATGCGCTGGTTGTTGTTGAGCGATCCGCCCGCCTGCACGAAGGTGACCGGGAGGTCCACCCACGTCGTGTTGTCGATGGGCGCAGCGGCCACCGAGAACTCGGCGTAGAGGGTGTGGTCGTTCCAGTCCTGCACGTACAGGCGGGTTCCGACTGTCATCGACAGCAACAGCGTGTGGACGTCCTCGCCGGGGTTGGTCATGTTGCTGACGTTCACATGGGCCACCGCCGACGGCGTGGCGTTGTCGAACTCCACGTCGTTGTTGGCGGGCGGGGCGACGGTGTTGGTCGAGAAGTCGAAGTCGAATCGCTCCACGGGGTGCTACTTGCCGGCGCTCCGGCCGTGGTTCGCCGGTGGCTCTGCCTCGGCGGCAGGCGCCTCCACCTCAGCGGGAGCCGGGATGGTGGT